GGAGAAGACCTTATTTCTGATACGGAACTTTTTTAATGAGTTTGCAAATGACAATGTTCGGTCCCAAGAGTGAATGGGTTCCACCCGCAGAACTACCTGACATCTTCAGCGCAAAGCAAATCGCTATCGACGTTGAAACTCGTGACCCCAACATCAAGACCAACGGGCCCGGATGGCCGACCGGTGATGGCGAGGTTGTAGGCTACGCAATAGCTGTTGCAGACTGGGCTGGATACATACCTATCCGGCATCTTGGCGGCGGTAACCTAGACGAGCGGATCGTAAACAAGTGGCTTAAAAAAGTGTTCGAGTGTCCCGCTGATAAGATCATGCACAACGCACAGTATGACGCTGGCTGGATACGCCGGATGGGCTTTGAGCTAAACGGGAAGATCATCGACACAATGCTGGTAGCTGCGCTGCTAGACGAAAACAGATTTAGCTACAGTCTGAACTCACTCTGTTACGAGCTTCTGGGTAAAATTAAGACAGAGAAAACGCTGCAAGAAGCGGCCAGAGAGTTTGGGTTAGACCCTAAAGCCGATATGTGGAAGATGCCTGCAATGTATGTCGGCCCCTACGCACAAAACGACGCAGAAATAACTTTGGAATTATGGAATTATTTGTCCACACAGTTAACCAAGGAAGACTTGTGGCATATCGCTGAACTAGAACTAAAACTTTTACCGTGCCTGATCGACATGACTTGGCGCGGTGTTCGCGTTGACCAAGACCGCGTAGAGCGCACAAGGAACGCCTTAGTTAAAAAAGAAAAAGATATCGTAAAGCAGATAAAGCAAGTTGCGGGCAAGGACGTGGAATTATGGGCGGCTGCGTCAATCGCCAAAGCTTTTGACAGTCTGAGCATCCCGTATCCAAAAACAGAAAAGGGCGCACCGTCCTTTACTAAATCGTTTTTATCTGACCACCCGCACGAGCTAGCCCAGCTAATCGTGCAGGCGCGTAACTTAAACAAGACCAGCGGCACGTTTATTAACACTATTATGAAGCACTGCCGGTCAGACGGACGCATTCACGGGCACATCAACCAGATTAGGTCTGACGACGGCGGTACGGTTTCGGGGCGCATATCAATGTCAAACCCAAATCTACAGCAAATCCCCGCCCGCGACCCTGAACTCGGGCCGATGATCCGTAGCCTATTCCTACCAGAAGAAGGCGAGCAGTGGGCTGCGATTGATTTCTCGCAGCAAGAACCGCGCATCTTGGTTCACTATGCACACCTTTATAACAAATCACGCGGCATAGAAATGCGCGGCGTAGAGGAGTTTGTAAATGCTTATAGACATGATCCTAATATGGATTTTCATACGATGGTAGCAGAGATGGCAGATATCCCACGCAAACAGGCAAAGACGATTAACCTTGGTATGATGTACGGGATGGGCGTGAACAAGCTTTCCGATCAGCTAGCCATCGAAGTAGACGAAGCAAAAGACCTAGTTAAGCAGTACCACGAGCGCGTTCCGTTTGTTAAAGGATTGATGAACGGCGTACAGAAACGGCTCAATGACCGCGCCAGCGGCGGCTCTGTCAGGTCTATCTTAGGACGTAAGTGCCGGTTTGACCTTTGGGAGCCCGATACATTTGCCATGAACAAGGCGTTGCCTTACCGCGAAGCGGTGCAAGAGTACGGCGAGACCACCAGACTGAAGCGGGCATACACCTACAAAGCTTTGAACCGGCTCATCCAAGCGTCGGCTGCGGACATGACAAAGCAGGCAATGGTGAATATTTATGAAACTGGGCGCGTACCCCTCATTCAAATCCACGACGAAATCGCAATTTCTGTGAAAAATCGTGAAGATGCCGCAGAGGTTGCCAACATAATGGAAAATGCTGTACCATTAGAAATCCCCAGCAAGTGCGATATTGAAATCGGGCCTAGTTGGGGCGAGGCAAAGTAACATGAGCAATGGTTTCGGCGTACCTTGGATTGATGCTATTCAGATAGCTTTATTACTTTTAATGTTGTATAAACTACAGAAGTAATGGTTTCCTCCCTAAACTCGCCCTGTACCTACGGTACGGGGCTTTTTTTGCTTGTTTTATCCCCAGTGCTCCTATATATTCGCTTATATCAGCACCATATGTAGGGGTTTTCTTATGGACATAACAAAATGGAAATCTGTTTTAGTACCGATCGAGGTATATGAGCAGATTAAAAGTCTCGCAAAATCGGAAGGGCGCACAATTAGTGGGCAGCTTCGGATAATGTGGGAAGTCTATAAACAGAATGGCTAAACAAACCGTCGTACTCGCTTTTAAAAAGCGTATTCGGCGAAAAGGCCGCCATAAGAAAAACCTAAATAAGCGGAATAAAGTTAAAACTTTTTTCGGTTGATATATTTTTTACCCTATGGTATGGGATAAATAATGTTAACTCTTATACGGGAGCCTAAAATGGATTACACAAAACTAATTGTCTCTACAATCGGGGACGTTCTTAACGATATCGACGAGCGTGGTGTGAAAGCCACGCCTTCTATGAAGCGGCTCGCGGCCTACGGCCTTCTGGTTGAAGCTGAATTGGATGAGCAGGAACAGAAATTTCCGGAAGACGTTCACTTCACCCCTGATGGTGGAATGTCTTTCGAGTTTATCCCAGAGTGGGCAAAAGAGCCAAAAGAGCCAAAATTAAAGCGCAAAAACGGCCGTGTAAACTGCAAGCAATGTGGTACGCGGCTCACGGGTCTTCAACGCCTGTTTTGTTCTAAGTCTTGCAATAAGCGCAATTGGGCAAAACAAAACCCAGATCGGGTCAAAGCGCATTATAACAACCATTATAAGAAGCAACGCGCTAAACAAACCCTCAAAATTGTAAAATGAGGACTTGCCCAGAGTGCGGGGGTTGGGGACAATGTGAATATGAAGTCGCCGTCCCCGCACCAATGGACTGGCGGGGCGGGGGGCTTGAAGACCGTTTAATGGAATGCGAACTTTGTGGCGGGTCAGGGGAGATTGAAGATGAAGAGACCGACGAATAGGGAATTACAGTATCCGCCCTCGATCTCTAATCAACCTTTCGGAGACGCCGGTAAGATGCAGGAACTGTTAAACAACAACCAATGCCCGCGCTGCCGAACAAGTTTAAAACCTGTTGAGGTACACGGCCATGTGCAATGCTCCGTGTGCCACCTTTACATCAACGAGTGTTGTCAGGGAGAGCAATGTGATTTGCCCGAAGTGTCAGGGGAAAAGTAAAGTCTATAATAGCAGGCCGCACGGGAATACCATTCGTCGCAACCGTAAATGCCTTACTTGCGGACATAAATACGCCACCCTCGAATATCTACAAGAAAAAAATAATACGGTTGTCGCTCCAGTAGTTGCCGCCCCTAAAGCTAAACCAGTGCGGCCGCGGAAACCGAAATACAAACCGCGGTTCATGGAGCTTGATTTTGATAGCATGAGCGATGAGGAACTGGAAGCAGCTATCTATGACGGGCGTTTATAATGCTGTTTTTCATAAAAACATATAATCTACGCAGTGGTTCCAAGACCTAGACTCTAGGTCATCTTTATCAAACTTGTTGGGCAAAAGTCTTTTCGTAATTTGTCCACGCAAGCATTCAACCGGTTTAAACAAAACCCGCTCCCTGTCCAAGGCAACAAACGCAACCACGTCGCAATGCTCTTTGGTCAGGGGCTTTTTCTTCCCGCTATATGCTGTAGAAAACTGATAACCACGAGTTGAGCCGTTTATCTTAAATTGGCTGGACTTGACCTGTAACCGAATAATTCCGTAGTCCGTACAAGCAACCACGTCAGTCGTTTCTAAATGTACGATTTCGCAAGACACTCCCAGCTTCATCAACCGAAGAAGACAAATCAACTCGCCCATTTTGCCCGCATTGAGTGCTTTGTACATAAGTCAGTTTTGCACAAAAATAATTGAAAAAAAACATTATTTATATGTTGCAATTCCCATACATTCGTATATATTCATCCTCGTAGAGCCCCCAAGCTTTACATTCCCGTAGTGTAGCCCCCAGAGTGATGCCGCTCTGGGGGTTTTCTTTTTCCTGTTGACAATATGTTGTCATTTATATTATATGAGAGATATCTTATATCACTACGGGAGATTGATATGCTTGTGTACCTTGCCACAAATTCGGTAAATGGGATGCAATATGTAGGTATTACATCTAAAAAATTGTCCGATAGAAAATACGGCCATTTAAAAATGGCAAAAGACGGTAAAGGCAGCCCCGTCAGTATTTGGGAAGCTATCCGTAAATACGGTTCGGAAAAGTTTGTTTTCAAAACAATTGAAAAAACAACGGATATTGAAAGCCTGCGACAACGTGAAATGTATTGGATAAACCGCCTTAATACGCTCACGCCGCACGGTTATAACCAGAACAAGGGCGGGTCAATCACCGCGGCTGACGGATACGCTAAAGAATACCGTATAAACGGAAAATCTTATTTTGGGTACGGGCAATTAGCTTTAGCCTTCGGTTTAGAGGAAGGGACAATCCGCGCTCGCGTAAAATATTCGGGGTGGACATTAAAACAAGCTGTTGGGCTTGCACCGCCGCCGGTACATACAAAGGAGGGGACAAAAATTACCTTCAAAGGTAAGACATACCCCTCTGAGCGTCACCTTTGTCGTGATTATAATGTCTGTAATAATGTGTTTCGGCAACGATACCACCACTGCGGGTGGACTTTAGAGGAAGCGTTAAACGTAGTAGATCGTAAAAAAAGCCGCCATGTGATAACCGTGTTTGGTAAAACTTTTGAAAGCAGAAGCCATGCCGCTAAACATTACGGCATTAACCCCAGTTCTGTAACCACCCGTATACGTAAGGGGTGGACGTTGGAAAAAGCTTTGACTGTAAACCTTCTGCAAAAAGGTCACAAAGAGCCTAGAGTATCTCGCATATATGTCATTCACGGGGTTACTTACAACTCCTACGCTGAAATAGGCGCGGCTTATGGTATTTCTGCAAGCGGAGTTGCGGGGCGTATTAATAAAAACAAAGGCAAACCCTTGAATGAAATATTCTTGAAAGGAGACAACAATGAATAAATCAGCTATAATTTTGGATAAGGCGCGGGACATGGACTGGCAAACAGCCCTCGCGCTTGTAAATACAGCCGTCGTGCTACACGCTTCACGAACCGCGGCCGAAGGCCAATATAGCCGTGAAGCGGTAGACAAATCAGCCGAAATCCAAGCGGCGTGGAAAAGGATACAGCGCGGATGAGCAGCAATCTGGAAAAGGATTTCGACCTAGCAAGCGACATGATGAATGAACTGCTAGACGATTTCGAGAATAGCGACATCCAAGCCGGAGCCGCGATGGGCGGTGCGCTGACCGCGTTGCTGTTCCGCCTCATACTGTCCAGCGAAGACCAAAGCACTACCCTTGGTATGATTTCCTCTGCTATGCATCACGCCGCGGCAGCGGCAGCTATGGCAGTGGAAGACGAGGACAATGTTCGCCATTGACAGCTTTTTATTTATATAGTATATGGGATAAATCGTATACATATAGCTACGGGAGATTGCTATGACTTTGTATATCCAACTGCGGGATAAAATTATTGAAGATGAACCCGCTCGTCAAATGTGGATCAAAGCCGATAATATTGAAGTTTGTTACAGCGGCATAACATATTTAGACCCCAAAACGGGGAAATGGCTCTGGCTTGAGCGTGTTAGTGACCACGATGACACTGAGTGGCGTTTTTGCGGAGATGTCGAACTTAATGATGGTTGGGACGCAGATATGGCACCTTTTGCCTTTATGTTTATCCGTGATCGTCTGATGGAAAACTGCAAACTTGGCTATACGGGAGATTGATATGAAATATAAAGTAAGTTTTTCTGATGTATTTGAAGCAGACAGCGAAATAGACGCATATGACGAGCTCCTCGCCTATCTTCGGGAGTGCGTCGAATATGAAGATGTCACCGCTTTTGACTTTGCGCCGTATAAAAAAGATTTATTCGACGCTAACGAACGCACCAGATATATCGCTAAATGCGCTGGTGTTGACTACGACGACCTGATCACGCATCAGGACGCTAACCCCGCCGTCACAATGTATCTGGATGACTTTAAGGTAATAGAGAACGAGCTCCGCGCTGCGTATATCGTAGGGAAAGCCGAAAAGACCGCGGCTCACGGCTCACGGAGCCTTATCGACAGCCTTGAGCATTGGGCTAAGTGTTTCAGGGATGGAACCTTGGACGACAGCAACGCAGAAGAAATTGCGTATTTTCTGGAAGACCATGCACATGGTCTGCGGACGTGGGAGGAAGCAATTCATGGCGAAGTTTAAGGTAACCGCCACGATGGATGTGGCATATGAGGTTTTCATAGAAGCATCCAGTGAGAATGAGGCGTGGAAGTTAGCAAACGAGATGGACGCACCATCAAATATAGATGATGAAGTCTGGACAAGAGTTGATAACGGTCACGACTGGACAGTGGAAAACGTGTGGGAGATCAACAATGGCTAAAAAAGAACCTTGGGAATTGGAGCGCGAAACTAAAGAAGTTGAGCGCGTAAAAAATGTTTATGCTTTGCAAACTGCGCTGTCAGAAAAACAGTTGGCAGTTTTGCTGGATGCAGTCAACATTCTCCGTGAATTTGATTGTGATTACTGCGAAGGGTACGAATTGTTTGACGCTAGTATCCCGCGCCGCATGATCGAGATCAAAGAACGTATGCAAAAAGAGTTCTTTATGACCGGCGGAGATGGTTGGCACCGCGCAAAGTGGTTAGATGGTGACAACAATGAAGACTGATAATAGACTTTTAAATGTGGACGAAGAAGTCCGCAGACTGATGCGCGAGTTTGGCGACATGTGTTTCGACCAAGTTGAGCAGGAAGAAATAGACGCCAAGCACCGCGAATATATGGCTGTTAAAAATCTGCAAATGAAAGGAATGCGATATGTCCCCAGATTTTAAACCTGTCGAAGGCTGCGAAGAGTGCGAAGCCCTGACCGAAATGTTCGATGAACCGACCGCTTGTTACGAGTGCATTGAATACGGGGAGGCGGAAAAAAATGTCTCTTGATAATGTAGAAGCCGTAATCGAACAAGGCACGTCAATCAAACTAGCTCAGCTAGAGGCCGCCGTCCGTTCGATCCATAAGGCCGCACAAAAACTGCCAAACGAATGTTTCGTCAAGCAGACTACGGAATGGGCAATGGAGATCGTCGAGCCCGACAAAAAAGGCTTTAGCGATGTCCTCTGAAGACATCTTCATAACCACCTATCTGGTCAGCGGGTTCGCCCTGCTGGCCTTTCTTTTATGGGACGTGTGGCGAGACCGGTAGAAATTTTAAAAAGTTCGGTAGTAGCCAAAGTAGCCAAAGTACTATAGTATAAGAACAATCAGAAATGATTGTCTCACCCCGATGGGCGGGGTGCGCTTTTTGAAACTGTTAATTACTACGGGAGGTATCTATGTCAGATACAACTAACCACGCGTCCGTTTGGGCGGTTCAAAGTCGGTTACACAAAACCAAAGACTGGGGCGATTGCGTCAGCTTTGCCTCGATCCTGATCGAGGAATGTAACGGCAGCCGACTAGATGTCGGAACCGACAACACGTTCGATCTGGGTTACGTCCGTGCTCAAGCAGCCTTAAACTACCACCGAAAAATGTTCGGTAGTAGCCAAGAATTTCAAGTCGTCCTGAAAAAGGGGTGGTTTGAAAATGTTGGAAAAGAGTTTACCTTCAAAGGGTTAGCTCAAAAGGTTGAGTGACCGCGGCTCACGGGGCAGCTTTCGGGCTGCCCCTTTTTTGTGCCGAAACCACAGAACGGTTACTCTTCTTCAAAAGCGTTATTTCGGGTATCACCTTATATAGGGAGAAATTTAAAAAAAATATTTTTTGTTTAAAATAGGTGTTACCGGTGTTACCGCGTTACCTTTGGTGTTAAACATATATAATACAAAGAAAAAAAGGTAACACTATGGGGGTAACACTATGAAATCAGAGGTGTTACCTTTTAGTTAAATGCCAAATCGGCCTTAGTGTGATTTGAGCGCGTTTTTTATAAAAAATATTTTTGACCCTACATAGGTATATCCTGTATAAACTATGGGACGTGACCTAATTAACGGTGAAATCCTTATGGCAAGAAAAGCAGCAAGCAAAGTGACTGGCAAGCCCCGTGAAACGCGAGGCCGACCGCCTGCAACTGTCGAGCAGCCCCTAACACGCAAGCAAGAACTTTTTGTAAAAGAGCTTGTGAGTAAAGACGGTCAGATAACTTTGCGAGAGGCCGCCATCAATGCGGGATATGCTGTTACGTCAGCCCATTCGCGGGCATATGAGTTAACCAACCCACACATTTCGCCCCATGTTGTGGCCGCCATACAAGCTTACCGGCGCGAGTTAGACGAAAAGTATGGGGTAACATATCAAAGGCATTTAAGAGATTTGCAAACTATTCGCGATGTGGCTTTGCAGAACGGCGCATATAGCGCAGCCGTGCAGGCTGAGTATCGGCGCGGTCAAGCGCAGGGCGACATTTACGTTAACAAATCGGAAATCCGTCATGGCTCGATTGACAGCATGAGCAAAGAAGACGTGATGAAAGCTTTAGAGGAAATCAAACAAAGTTATGCCCCAGTCACAATCAACATCACCCCTGAAGAAACAACGAATGCCAGCAATCGCGGTAAAGCGCGAA